ACCATCAATGTGCTGGATAGGATCAGTAGGTAGGGTAATCTCTTGGCAAAGATTACTCATGTTCACTTTATCTTTGAAAGAAGAGTGTGCATTACAATGGTCGATGTTCATGATATACAAACGACCTGTCTCTGCTCTCTCCTTTAGGATGTCCAGAAAGAGTTCTTGAGCACGGACAGTCTTTCTTGGAATAGACTTATCTGATTCATAGTCCACATAGCAAGCGTCAAATGCATCAGTACCAAAAGCATCATACAAACCTGGTACGTCATGAGGAGAGAATAGGGAGATGAGTCCGTTATCGATGAATCTTTCATAGAAGATCTTGCTTATTTGTATGCTGTAGTCTAATTTACGAACACGATTATCTTCAGTTCCTTTATTATTCTTAAGAACAATAATGTCTTCTATTTCCTGGTGCCAGATAGGAAAGTGAACTGTAGCAGAACCACCTCTGATGCCGTTTTGTGTACAGCATCGTACAGTTGATTCAAACTTTTTAAGGAAGGGGATAACGCCTGTGTGTTGTACCTCTCCGTCTCTGATTTTAGCGTTGATACCACGGACTCTACCTGCGTTGATGCCGATTCCTGCACGTTGTGCAACGTAGTAACCAATAGCCATATCACTGCTAAAGATACTATCGAGGGTGTCATCAACATCAACGAGAACACAACTCGCAAATTGACGGAGAGGCGTTCGCACTCCTGCCATGACGGGGGTCGGAATGTTGATTCGGTGTTTGGAGATTGCGTCGTAGTATCGTTTGACATACTCTAACCTATAAAATTTATCATCATCTTGAAATAGCGTAGCAGCAATCATCATATACATGAACTGCGGCGTCTCGAATACTTTTCCAGAACTACGATCTTGCACTAAGTATTTATCTACAACCTGACGAATGCCAGCATAGGTAAACAGATAATCCAGATCATGATCCATATAGGAGGTCATCTTCTCCCACTCTTCATCTGTATACTTTTTCAGAATAGAGGGATCATAGACGCCACGAGAAACGCACTTCTCTACATGCTCCAACAAAGGAGGATGTCCATTAGGATGACCATTATAGACTGCCTTTCTCAAACCAAACAGAAGCAGACGTGCAGCAACGAACTGGTAGTTAGGTGCATCCAAGGAGATAAGATCGTTAGCAGAACGAATAAGAATCTCCTGAATATCAGAAGTCTTAATACCATCAAAGAATTGCAGGTTGGCATTCATCTCAACCTGACTCTCAGAGACGCCTGCAAGTCCATTACAAGCGTGTTCTACCATCACATGAATCTTATCGAGGTTCAGAGGTTCACTCTGCCCATCTCGTTTGATCACTTGGATTTCTTTCATACCTTTTTCCATTCGCTTAGTTTAATCTTTGCTTGTAGTCCGCTGTATGTGTTGAATTCTACCAGAGATTGAACGTCATGTCCAGCGATGTACATGTCATTTAAATCTTTATCTTGTATACTCTCTGGCCAGATCACAATCTCATATCCTTTATCAATTGCCTTATCCATTCTATTGACAATATCTTTATTGCGTCGTTCATTGTCATAAACAAAAACGACCTCTTTACCATCCAATACATTCCAATCAATGTCTGCTCCTGCCATAGCAATTGCATTGTCGATGTAGAAACTATCGAGTGGTCCTTCGGTGATGTATATTGTCTTATTGAAATCTGCTCTGTTAAGACCAAAAATCTTAGTCTTGGATTCATCAAGCATGATGGTGATGTATCTCAACTTGTCATCTGCTTTTAAGGATCTCCCTTGGAATCCAAACCATTCTCCGTTGGTGTCAATGAAAGGAATAATAATTCTTGGGTGATCCTTCTTGACATCTTTGAAAGTTGGTTTTTGAGTGTTTACCCACTTGCAAAACTCGTCAGTATAAAACAAATCAGAGAAATGTTTCGTAGGAATCTGACGACCTTGGAGGTATCCAACTGCGGGGTGTTGATTATTTAGTTGTTCAATACTTTGTAGATCTGAGGTTTTTTTCTGTTTGAAGACAGGTCTATCGAATGCAAATTTTGGGTCTGCAACATTCCTACCTTTGCCAGTCAATCCAGATTTATACCTCTCCATGACATACTCGTCATAGAGTTCTGGTGCTTGATCTTTTAGAAAGTTTCCAAAGGATCTTCCGACTCCACAATTATGACACTTGAATACAAGTCCACTCTTCTTTGAAAAGAAGTATCCCCTAGTCTTGTTCTTATGTTTCTGGGAGTCGCCACAATAAGGACACCTAAAAGTGTACACTCCCGCTCTCAGTTGTTTAAACTTATCGAGTCTAGAAGAAACCAGACTCGCATAATGAAAATCAATCACCCAGTAGTTCTAGCAACCTCAGTGCCTATCATACTCGTGTTTGTACTGCTTGTCAACGTAGTCCAGAATGGAATCACTTGCATTACTGTCACAAGCGTTGCCATCACAGCACCAGCACCTACTACAAACTTTTGATTTGCGTCTACTTTCTTTTGAATTCTATCAATTCTTTCATGAAGGATTTGAAAACTTTTTCCTGTTGTATCCTTCGATTCTTCCATCATCTTTAAAATGAGTGCATCCGTCCTCTCACTTTCATCCAGACGATTCTCATGGCGCTCTAATATCACAGCAATCTTATTGCTGTTTTCTGAAATAGTGCCAACGGCACGCTCAAGTTTATCCAGCATCTCTTTTGAGAGATCCTCATAGATGTCTAGTTTTGATTCTAGAACTGCTAGTCTACCTAAACCGAATGCCATATCTACTTAGTTGCGTCTTGAACAGCACCAGCACGAGCTTGCTTCTTCAATTGCTGGACTTTCATCTGCAATTGCTTCTGTAGTTCTTGCTTTTTCATTTGAATTTTTTTCTTTTCCATGGCAATCTTAGTTTGCACTTGCTTATTTGCCATCTGTTGTTGACCCATGTCTGCGCCAGGAGTCTCTTCTTCTTCAGCAACATTACGCATGTGCTTCATTCTCTTATCCATGAAGAACTTTGCTGCATTTGCAGGCATGATACGTTCAATAGAGATATCACCCCTGTATCTTGGGTTGATAAGAATACGTAGTTTCTGTGTCAACTCTGCTGGAGAACTAGCGTAGATGATTGTCTCTCCAACCTCAGGAATGTTTACCTTATATTGAAACAATCTAGAAGGCATTGAGGGATTCTCTCTGGACTCACTCAATTTATTACCAGGCATCACAAGTTTTTTATCTTCTTTAGATTTCTTCAGTTTCTTACGAAACTTCAGGACAGGATCATATCCTGCGTTAGGACCCGTGGCAGGAGCACTTCCACTAAATCCTCCAGTACCAGCAGTCATAACCGTCATAGTTTCTCCAGTTCTTCTTGTACATCTTCATCAACCTCAAGTTGAGGCATCATATCTAATGGATATTTATTTAAAAATAAAAGTATAGTCTTTAGAATACTCCAATATTCCCTTTCTAATTTAAAGAAAAGTAGAGGTGTCGCTGCTTCACCAAAAACATTATAAAGGATAATCAGATGGTTCATAATCAAATGAGTTCTTAATGATCCCCCACGCACATAACGCTTCAAGAGTCTTTTTAGATACTTGAAGCGTTTAACGTCCTCATCGAAATCCTCTCGTGTTACACAATGAGGATTCTCATAATGTTTAATGGCGAACAGAATGTAGTTAGACTCATTCAGTTCGTCAAATTTCATTTATCAATCGCCGTAGGTGAGTGTTGCTACGCCATCAGAGATGACTTCCTCAGTACCACCTGCAGAGGTGATCTTGACGCGATACTTATATCCATCAAGGGAATCATCGCCGTAAGAACTATATGCAAGAGTTGCAGTAGTGAAGTCTGCATAGGTGATACCAGTGTCAGTGTCTGCTGCAATGTTAACCCAACGGGTTGTTGCTGCTGCGGTCTGACGCTGCCAGACATAAGCAAGAGTACCAGGTGTACCAGTTGTACTGGTGCTGACTGCAAATGTACCAGCTTCAGAAGAACTAGTAGATGCTGCAGGTTGTGAAGAGATAGTTACTGCCGATGCAACGTCTGCTGCAATGGTGTCATCTGATTGTGACTCAGTACCATCAGGGTTGCTGATGAAGGCAAGACATTCTGCCTTGTGACGAGTATTACCAGCGCCATCGGTGTAGGTCTTATATGCCCACCAACCAGGACCAGTGATACCACGAG